TGGTGAGAGTTGCTGCATAATAATTATGCTCCCTCCCCTATGTGTTAAGGAGAATCAAAAATGACTGAAATGAATGACACTTGGAAGGTGATGAATGATGTAGAGGTCGCATTTTAAGTGAATAAGAACGAACTAGAGGAACTTAGATATGATGTAGCACATCATCTACTTAGTAAAATGAGTAAGGGTTCTCAGTTCCAATATGCACTAGATCGTATGCTTGAACTCTGTGATCATTATTCAGAGGAAGAACTAAAAAATTTGTTACCTAAATCAAAGAAGAAAGGTAAGGGATTCTAATGCTCCTTGCGGGTCTGACAAGAAACAAGTTGAACTATTAATCAAGGAATTTGAAACAAATGAAAAAAGTAAAAAGTAAAATTAGAGCACAAGTAAAATCCAGATTCTACTATGTCTTCTGGGGAACTGCTACTATATCAGTTGTCTTAGGTCAATTATATGTTGGCACTGGATATCGTGTTCTGCATAGTGATATGCGAGAAGTACTTTCAAAAGTAGATGGAGTTCTTCTCCATGCAACTGAAGATGACAAACCTAATTTTTTGAGTTATGATTGATGTAAAACTACATGAGTGAAAAAATTGTGTGGCCAAAAAAACCTCTCATTATGAGTGAAAAAACTGTGTGGCCAAAAAAACCTCTCATTTCTGATAGTGAATGTATTCTTATTTGTTTAAAGAATGCTCCTTGCGAAACCAGCAAAATTCAAGTTGAACGATTAATTAAGGACTTTGAAAACAAATGAAAAGAGAAGATCTTATGCATCTCAAACTACAAGCGGCAATAAGAGAGCACAATATTCCTGAATCTGACATCAAATATATTGGTGAAGGTGAAGGAACATATTGGTATAGAATTGATGGTAAATATTCTGTACCTGTTCATATGATTGATGAATTTGAAAGAGTAGATGAAGAGGAATGATTATATCTGAACTTGATGCTTCATGGGCTGCTGATGAGTTTATCAATTACTTTGATAACTTTACGTCTATTGAAGACTACCTTCGTTATGTAAAAAAAGAACTAGTCACTCAAACTAATCAACTCACTCCTTTGCAGGATGAGTTCTTTAATGTGGATATCCATCCTGAGGAGATGGAGTTTGACATCAAGTTTGTTGGTAATCGTTTTCCTAATTCAGTACCTCAAGAACACTATCGCAATCTTTTGGCAGCAGTGTCTTCTCATAACAATGAGAGTAACATTCCTGGTAGAGAGTTGCGCTGGATGGTGTTTGAAAAGAGAACTCGGACTGTAGTTGGATTTATCCGTTTTGGGTCTCCAACGATCAATTCTAGACCCAGAAATGTATGGCTTGGTAAGGCACCCAATCTGTCTATATTCAATCGCCATGCTGCAATGGGATTTGTAATTGTCCCATCTCAACCTTTTGGATATAACTATCTTGGCGGAAAACTTTTGGCATTAATGTGCGTCTCTCATTTTGCTCGTGAGACTTTGAATGAAGTTTTTGAAAAAGACATTGCACTATTTGAGACCACATCTTTGTATGGATCTACCACCTCAGCATCTCAGTATGATGGTCTAAAACCCTTCATGCGGTATAAGGGTCTGACTGATAGTAAGTTCCTACCTCTTCTACATGATGAGGTCTTTCATCGCCTTCACGACCGATTTACGGTACTCAATAACAACACCCCTCTGACTGATAACAAAGCATCTTCTAAAAAGATGAAGAGACAAACTAAGATGATTTCTATCATTAAGAAATCTTTGACCGATCAAGATAAATTGAAAAAATTTAATGAAGTTATCAATACGGCATTTGGACTTACCCAGAAGAAGAGGTTCTATATTTCAGACTATGGATATTCAAATGTTCGTGAGGTAATCATGGAAGAACAAGATAAGTTGGTTCGTGGTCCTAACTGGGACAAGTTTTATCTAGAGAATATTATTGCCTGGTGGAAGAAGAAGGCAGGTAAGCGATATGAAAAACTTAAGCAAGAAGATAGGTTCAGAACTAAGGTCGAACTCTGGACAGAAGATGATGACATTCAAATTATTAGATAATGGAACTCAAATACTGGCTCAACTCAATTAATTTTAATAAAGAAGATCTGACAGAACACATCAGTTCTTATCCTCCATACATTGTAAATCGCTGCTTATCGGGGCACTTGGATTGTGTGATGTATGCAAATGAAATGAATAAGTATAACTTTCTTAGTAAAGATATGCAATATTCTTTTTATCTAAATACTTTGAGGAAAAAAAAGAGATTCTCTCCTTGGATCCGAAAGGATAAAGTCCAGGATTTAGAATGTGTCAAACAATACTATGGTTATAGTAACGAGAAGGCATCTCAAGCTCTGAAAATTCTTACACAAGAACAACTTAACTTTATTAAAAAACGACTTGACGTTGGAGGATTTAAATGACTACCACTGTGGAACCCATTTTTGACTGGTCACAAGAAAAAATGCTTGAGGTAGTTCTCAATGAACCTGATGACTTCTTAAAAGTCCGTGAGACTTTAACAAGGATTGGAGTTGCGTCCAGGAAGGAAAAGAAACTCTATCAATCATGCCATATCTTGCACAAGCAGGGTAGGTATTTTATTGTGCATTTTAAGGAACTGTTTGCCTTAGATGGCAAACATGCTAATCTTACTATTAATGATGTGCAAAGACGTAATCGTATTGCTAGATTGCTTGCTGATTGGGGACTGATATCTATCACCAAAGAAGATGATAGTTATGACATTGCACCATTAAATCAAATCAAGGTGTTGTCATATAAAGACAAAGGCGAATGGATTCTTGAACAGAAATATAACATTGGTAAAAAGAAAGTTGTTGTAGAACAATAAATAAAAGGAGGTTAATTGCCTCTTTTTTAATGTCAACAAGAACAGCAGCGATTGTCATAGACGATTTCTTATCAGAGGATAAGTGGAATTGGATTCAAAGTAATATATCTGATTACTTGGATACTTTAGAGTTTGTAGAAAATAAACATGAGCCATACGAGACTACTATTGGTTGGATAAAAGAAAAACTTTCTGAACTTGATTTATTTCAAGAGCATTGGAATAGTACGATAGATGGTTGGTCTTTCATAAATACATTACCACCTAATATCGACAGAGAATCTTCGGGAACGGGATATCATATTGATTTTGGTGGGTTTGTATATTATGCTCATCCAACATGGGATTCTTCTTGGGGAGGTAATCTTAAGTTTGAAAATTGTGATGTTGACAAAATTCAACCAACACCAAATCGGTTTGTTTGGATCAATCCAAAAGTTCCTCATGGTATTGAAGTAGTAAATACTAGTGCAACTCATAATAGAATAACTGTTGTTGGGTGGCTTGAGGGATGCGTAGAATACTCAGATGCAACACAACAGATAAATATTTCAATATAAGGCTGAGTAATGTCAAAGAATAGGTATACAAGAGCACTTAAGGTACTGAAGAATTCTCAGGTAGATGAGAAACTTCAGATCCTTGAGGCATTGCCTACAAACAACACTACTGGTCTTTATGTTGTTGAACCCGCAATTATAAACACGGTTACAACTCAAATTCTTGACAGAGCCGCAGACTTTACTCAAGATGGTGATGGAGAGGAGGGATATAGTGGAAATGATACGACTGGTTTATTTCTCACTGATGGAACTATTCTAACTATAGAACCACCCGGAGATACGAGTTATGTTCTTGGACCCATGTCATCCATGTGGTATGCCTGGGGAAACTTTACTCAGATTGGATACATCAGACAGTCTGATAGAAAAATGGTCAACCTTGCCAGAATTAGTGGTGAGTTGGGAAGTTGGGATGGATCATCAAATTTTACTAGTTATGGTCAATTAACTTTAGATCAAGCTGTTTGGTTTAAAGGAACTGCAAAATTGGATGGTGCTGATAATGACACTCCAAATTACAGAGCATTTTATCCAGGACCACCTTCAAACACAGCAGATTCGCATGGTAGATATTTGTGTGTAATTACGGGAACTCCAAAAGGAACGGAAAGAACAGATACAGAGCGCACTCCTGATGTTATGGGTGATGCAGAATCTCAGGGATATCCTTCTTGGGGTCCTATGGGTGGTCTTAAGGATGGTATAAAGGATTTTATAGATAATATATTTGGCCCAGGTACAAGTGATGGTATTGATGATTTAATAGATGGTATTTCTGATAATATTGATGATGTAAAAGATGGTATTGATGATTTTATAGATGGAATTACAGATACTTTTGGAGATAATATTGTAGGTCCTTTGGGCGATGCATTGAATACATTAACTTTTGGAGAATTTGATTCATTAACTGGAGGAGATACAGAGTCTTCAGATTCCGAAGGAGGAACGGCACGGGATAAAGATGGTAATATAATTGCAGATAAGATTCCTGTATATAATGATAAAAATGAAATAGTTGGGTGGAAGGATAATCCTGATAAGTATAAACCACAACAACCT